TAAGTCTGCCATTGTATTTTGGTTTTATATTTCTTTAGTTTATTTAATTATAAATATCCAGTTTAAAAGTTTTTCTATTTACTTTTATTTTTTTTTCAGTAATCTACTAGAGCAAATAAAATATAATAATAATTATACTTCTTTTTTATCTCCTCCTTTAGTTAAATACATTTTAACTGGTTTATCTTTATATTCTTTATCTAAAAATGCTTTAATCTTTTCTACATTGCCTGGGTCATCGTCAGAAAACCCAATCATAGGTATGAAATTATTTTTTATATCATTTTTAAGAAAGGCTTTTTTACCAATTCTTTCACTCATTTCTTTCACATACGCGATAAAACTCCTTAAAGCTTTAATTTTACCCTCTTCAGGGTCAGCAGCGTTACCTTCACCATATGTTACAGGATGGTATTTATTTAAATCCAAATAATCATTAATCATTACGGACGAATCCTTTTCCTCGTCACCCGACATATTACGATACTTTTTAAGATTGTCAATTAAAGACTCCTTGCTAATACCGTTATGGTTAGTCACAATCATATTATAAATCGCTTCACGTAATACCGATGGTGTGTGACCTCTTGCAGTGATTATTGAAAAAATTGACCCCCCGTTTATCGCTTCAACAAAATCATTCCACGATGGACCTGGTTTTGCTAATAGGGAGTCCACTATAAAGGCGTTATCACCCTTAACTCCGAAATTTCTGTAAGGGTCATCGGCATACCCTACAATCATTTTACCCTTATATTCAAAAGGTTCTTTACCAATCATACCTCGATAGTCGGCGAAGTCTTCTGTTGACATTCCCACCTCCTCGTCCTCATCGGACAAAAGTATGATTTGTGTCGGCATAGTCGCAATATTATCATCCCAATCAAAAGCATAATACTTTAAATCGGGATTACCTTCAGGGTCAAACCCTTCTTGTAATTTTTTTTCGTGATAAAATTCTCTAATAACCTTCTTTAAACTCATCTTTCTACTTAGTTTTTCTTATTAATTTTTACCATTAGTCTCTCTAATTGTGACTCAGATATAACAATATTCTGAGGTTTTTTAGAAAAAGACTTTTTTCCGTCAGACTTTACGTTTAACGACTCGTTAAGTGTTTTTTTCTTGAATTCCATTTTATTTTTGTTTAAACGTTTAATTGGCTAAGAGGAGGGAATTAACCCTCCTCCTTAATATAAATATAGTTAGTTATTAAATATCTTCAAAAGATGCTCCTGTAGGAGTAATCAAGAATTCAATATCTATAAATTCAAGTGCTCTTGTTGGTTTCAAGTAAATTTTACCTGTTAACGTATTAGAGTCTAAATCTTCAGGTGTATTTGAAACTGTAACTCTAAAGTCAATCAAACCTCTGTCTCTTCTAATACTATCTAAGATAGGATTAACTGAGTCTAAGAACTCTTGTCTAACTTGTTCATCGTTTTGTTCGAATAATAATCTTACCGCTACTGCCGAAATTAACTTACGTGCTTGTAGTAATAATCTTCTAACATTTATTCTATCAAGTGCAGATTCTTTAATCTGTAAAGTTTTGTTACCCCAAATAACTGTACCAACATCAGAGAAGGTTGCTATCGGGTTTAATCTACCTTGATAAAGTGTATCTCTATCTTCTTGTGTTAGTTTTTTACGTGCTTTAACAGAATTAACTAAACCTCTCGTGTAACCCGCTGATGCGAACCATGGGAAAGCGATGTTGTCTGTTAATGCTAAGTTTCTAACAACTTCACCTGTTGGTGGAAGATAAATCTGTGTATTATTAACCGTATCTCTTGTAAGAATCCATGGGTAATAAGTTGCAGTGTAGTTAGAGTCAATTCCTGTATCCTCTAAATTATCTACCGCCTCTTCAGGATAAATGAAGTCCGTATCGAAATTCCCTAAAGAAGGTGTAAACATATTATAATCAGGTGTTGTACAAATATAAACTGAATCCGCTCTGTCCTGTTCAATCATGTCAATTGCTGACTCAACTAAATTTGAGTTGTTAACATAATCAATACCAGGTGTAGTAAACACGTTAATGTTAACTGATTCAGGATTATTGAATGTGTACTGACCCCATAAGTAAGCGTAATAATCAGTGTTAGCCCAAGTTAATTTATCTGGACCTACAATTTGTTTAAATGCTCCCCACCCTGTTGCGGTTGGATAAGTTATTGATGGTGCAGCACCTGCTCTAAATCCAGCAGCTCCTAATTGGTACCTGTCACCATTAGTTCTATATTGCCTGTAAATGTCCCATCCGTCAAAACCTCCTGATGGTACAACAGTGAACTTACGTGCATTTAATCTATAATATGGGTTACTTTCACTTTGAGGTTCCCCGTCAAAACTAGCGTCACCAACTTCAAAAGCGGTTTCACCTGAAGTAACATAGTTAGATGAAATTAAAATAACCGTTGCTCCTGAATCCATATGGTAACCTTTAGTTAGGTAAGACCATGGTTGTGAATCAGTAGCGGTCGCTAAATTAGTAGGATTTTGTTTTCCTTTATATGATAAGAAATCCGCATCTATACCTGCGGTGTTAGAAACACCTAAGTATGTTCTTCTTACTCTATCACCTGAACTTCTTGTTTCATTGTCTGTACCTGAAGCCGCACCAAATGGTGGGTTCCAAATAACTTCACCCGGTGTGTCATATTTTGTTTTATATTCTAAGAATGGTGATTTAACCCCTGAATACTGTCTAGTTTGATATCCTCTAAACCCACAAGGTAGTGAATCCATAGGTGCATCTTCATTCATTTCTAACATTATAAATCTTGACCTTAATTCAAATTCACCATTAGATGTACCAATTTTCTTAGCTACAAAACTATTTTGGTTGATATCCATCGTACAGTTAGTGAATTTCTCTAAAACTACAGGATTTGCGTCTGTATCGAAGAAATCACGTACTACAACATCAAAGGTTCCATTATTAAATGAGATATTCATAATTGAAACTTTTACCTCTCTGTTTGCAGCATTACCGTCAGATATTGTTATAACTTTAAACATATCATAAACTTGGTTACCTCTCAGTTCTGAAACAAAATATGGAGTTTCAGGTGTTTGATATTGTTCTAAATACCAACCAATACTTGTGTTAGTTCCTAAATCTTGTCTCGCACTTGGTAAATCAGTTAGTGTACAATTTAAACCACGAACACGACCTAATCTATAACCAGTATTTAATAAGTTATAATATTCTTCTTCTACGAATAAAGGTACTTCAGATTTTGGTTTTGCAAAATTCGATTTTCCGAATACCTTTGATAGGTAATTGGAATTAGATACGTTAAATGATGTTTGGAAAAAGAAATTATCTCCATTTGCAGTTGTTGCTGAAAGACCAAATGTAGAGAAAGGGTTAGTATTAACCTCCGAGTAAACACCCGTACAATCCATGTTAACATCAGTTAATCCTGATACTTCATATACAGGACCATCATCAGAAGTATATGTATCGATACCTCGTGAACGTAAAGTTGCTACTACCACATCATGATAATCATTATACGGTGTACCTGTATAATTAGTTACGTAAACTTGAGCGGTCCCTTGATATTCGAGACCAACCGTATTTACTAACGTGGTTACACCAAAGCCGAAACCTGTACCATTATAAACACCATTAGATTCTGTAAATAATGCGTAATACCATGGGTCGTTTACTGAGTCAGTTAATTCTATTGATTCAAACTGTATATTTTCAACACCTAAAACATTTACGTTACTTACGTAATTAGGTGTAGTAGTTACTCCTGTAATATTATCATATGTGGTCGAATCGACTGCTCCCCAAAAATAGGAGGTTTGTCCCGAATTTGCGTTGTTTACAATTTCAGAATAGAAATAACCTTCCATATCTGATTGTAAAGTTGATTCACCGCCAGTATATGTTGTATATGAATCTGTTATCACACCTTGAATTGAAGCGGGTAGACCACCATAATTGGTGATAGCCACACTTGTAGATGTTCCTGAAACTCCGGAGAATGACACTGTAAATGGTCCAGTTTGTCCCGTAGCGGTCGTTCCTGAACTATCTAAGTTACCGATAGTTGTTATTGACCATGAAGGTCCTGCGTCATACCCTGATAATCCAAGTACCCTTGTTACAAACAATTGATTTGATTGTTGTAGATAAGACTTAGCTATATAAGCCGCCTCATACTTAGGTATCTGAGTATTTACAAATTTAGTTGGATTTGTACCACCAAAATAGGATTGGAACTCATCGTAATTAGTAATGAAAATCGGCTCGAATGCTGGTCCCGAAATTGTTTCACCTACTAACCCAAGAGTTGTTACTCCTACACTTTGTGCTACAAAACTTAAATCTCTTTCTGATGTATAAACACCCGGAGATACGAATACTTTGTTAGATGTCGCCATTGTGTAATTTTTTTCTTAAGTTTTTATTTATAGATAAATATTAGCAAAAAGATGAAAAAACTATTACATAAAGAGTATATTTATATAGAGTAGGAAAAAATTCTACCTTTTTTCTACTTTTTAAAAAAACATGGATGAGTAAAATAAAAAACATAAAAATTTCACCTGAGTCACATAAGACTTTAAAACT